CGATGTTCTTGATGGTGCTTACCAGCTTATGCGCGATGTCCAGATCCCCCGCGCCCAGCTCTCCTTTACGGGCGATTTCGTCAAGCTCCGTGCAGAGCATATCGCGCAAATCATACATTGCTTTCATACTCATAGTTTACTCCTTTCAGCTTACGCGGTCAACGGTCAAGTTGGAGTTGGCGAAATTGATCGCCTGTGTGCTGGTGTTCTCCATAGCCACAGTCAGGCAACAGCCCTTCGGCACCTCCACAATGGCGCTGACATAAATGTTGAAATAGTTTCCCACGGCGGCGGGGGTAACAGTCGCCACGGCGCTGTTCAGTGGTTCACCGTTGATAGCCAGCGCGGCGGTAATAGCTTCCACCGTGCCGCCGGTAGGGATAGCGATGTTGCCGCCAAAAGCTACGCGAAAACGTGCCTTGCACTGGTTTGTCAACCCGCGCAAAGTTACGATACCTGCTCCGGCTCGATGCACGATGCACGGCTTGTTGTTGACCGCAGTTTCCGTCAGGGGAACGTTCTGCCCAGCAGCAACGGTCTGAATTGCCGCAGAAGTAAATTCTGCCATTAAAATCATTCCTTTCTCAGTTAAAATAAGCGGCGGAGCTATTGCCCCGCCGCGTTGGTGTCAGTATCAGCACGGGGCTGAACAGTTCGGAAATTCCGAACAGCTGGTGCTATGCAGTTGTCAGCAGCCGCAGCCGGTTCCGCATCCGCCATAGCTGCTGCCCGCCCAAGGATTACAAGTGATGTAAGCTGGGGTGGGGCAAGGACGCAGCTGGGAGATCAGGTAGTTGTTCTGCGCAGCCTGAGAAGCGGCAAGGCGCAGCTCCTGATTGGCACTTTCCAGATCGCGCATCTTGCTCTGGGTCAGGAAGTCCAGGATGGCCCGGCTATTCTGGTTCTGGTTGTCGATGATGTCACGCGCAGCGGTGTTGACCGTGTTGCGGGTGTCGCAGGCCTGCGTCGCCATGTCGTACCGCACCTGGGCGATAGCCGCCCGGTTCTCGCAGCAGCACTCCTGAGACTGCATCTGCATGGCGTTGAGCTGCTGCATCAGCGCCGCCTGCTGGTTTGCGCGGGACAGCTCCGCCGTAGCAAAGCCGCCATTGATAGAGTTGTTCAGGGCAAACGTGGAGTCGCAGATCCCGCTATTCACCGCATCCAGCTTACGCTCGATGTTGGCGAAGTCGGAGGTCAGCACATAGCCGTCCATCACGCCACCGTTGTTGTTGCCGTAGCCGTTACGGCCCCAGCCAAACAGCACGATCAAAAACAGGATGATCCACCATCCGTTTTCGCCGCCGAAGCCGCCGCCCATCATGCCGGTAGGGGCCACGGGCATGGTCATGGTGGCGCCGCCGTCAGTAATTGCCATTGTCGTCACTCCTTTCGGATAAAAATGTATTTCATCAAATCGTGGCCACGATATTGATCACAAAAGGTTCTGGAACTGCTTTGCCATCGCCTGGACCTGGTTGAGCTGCTCCTGGGTCAGCGCGCCGCTTTGCAGCATTTTCTCCACTTCTGCTTTTGGGTCCCCCTGAAACGTCTGCTTAAACTGCTGAAATTTCTGCACCAGCTGTCCAAAATTCCCCAGCGGGTTTACGTTCCCGCCCATCGCCTGATAAAACGGATTACTCATCGTCCTCTTCCTCCTCTACCTTGCGCTTCTTCTTGGCCTTCATTTCGGCCACAATGGCCGCCAGTTTGTCCAGCTCCGCCCGGGTCACATATTCCGCCCCGGGGTCCTTTTTTGCTTCAGGCGCGTTTGCAAGCCGCTCCACAAGGTCGTATACCTTCAGCGTCGGCTTGCCGCTGGCGTCCGCCTGCTTCAGGTACACCGTGGGCGCCGTGCTGTCCCAAAGGGCCACCGCCGCGTTGGGCGCCACCATCCAGCTCCTGGCTTCCTGTTCGCCCGATACCCACTGCACGCCGCTCTGCGGTATAGGGTTCTGCATCTGCGGCATCTGCTGGGGCATCATCTGCTGCTGCCTGAGCTGGCCGAGGTTGTCCGGCATAGGCGGCATATAGGGGTTTCCGTAATAGGGATAGTTCATTCCTCATTCGTCCTTTCCCAAAAATACAAAGGTGTTTCGGCCCCGGAGTCCCACGTGTCATGCCAGTCTCCGTCTATCACGCACACCACGTGGGACGCCAGCGCCAGAAGATATGTACCACGCGGGTGTTCCCTTGCGAAGTCACCCACGGAATAGCTGTCCGGGTAATCCTCCGGGATAATATGCCGCCTAAATCCCAGTTTTTTCAGATACGCGCCCCATACATTGTTGGCACTGGGCATATCCGCCAAAGCCAAACCCTGCATACACAGCTGCACATACGTCTCATGCCATCCCTGCCCAGTGGCCTTGCAGATGGCCCTAACCGGGCAATCCCCCACGTTTTTGCCCGCCGGGTTTGGGTTATAGCGCACGAACATCACGACCACCTCTCTTTACTGTAAGCATACAGGGATATGCCCATTTCAAAGTGGCGATAAAGTGGCTGATAAGTGCGCGTTAAAAATCAGTGCGTCTCTATTGCGTTTTTATTTATTTCGCCGTATAATCAGGCTATCCCCCCCAACACACGCCGCCGTCCCCCTTTCGGCGGCAAATAAAAAGCCACACCTTTTCAGGTGTGGCTTTTTTCTGCGTTCAGCCCGTCTGCAATTTTCCGGTATGCCCTTCGCCGGCATCGTTTTACCACGTCCACAGACACATTCATACAAAATGCCTGCTCCACGCAACTGCGACGCCGTACATCGCACTCCGCGATGCACTGGGCTTCCTCTTGTGGTAACTCAAAAGATTGTATCCATGCGATAGCCCTTTTGGGTGCCATGCCCTTCAGCATGGCGCGGATTTCCCTGTGCTGCTGGTTCATCCTGCTTACGCAGGCCTGCGGACCGCCTTGCGGCGGGATGGTGCCATAGGATGGTTGCGCCTATCGCCCGTTGCTCCTTTCTTTGTTTTACGGTGCCATCCACCGGTTTCTCAGTTCTTTCACAGAGTTTACGCCCTGCTCCTGCTTCATAATGGCCTCCACACCCTGCCGCACGTCCGTCTCCTCATAGCCGTGCGCCAGCATCTCCCGGTAGATCAGACGCGCCGTTTCGGTGTCCCTTTCTTTCTGCGCCCGGTACAGCAACTCGCACCACCGTTTCTTGTTTCCAGCGCTCTTGTCCATGCGGTAGATGGCCTTTTCCATCTCAAACATCAGCCGCACATTCCCGGTCTCGCTGGCAATACTTCTGGCAATGGCCCAGGTATCCCGTCCCAGGTTCGCCACGCTGACGCCAAAGATTTTGCTGACCACGGTCAGGAACTGCTTGACGTTGTACGCCGCCGTTTTTTTGCCCTGTCCGTTGGCGCTGGAGATCATGGACTTGGTGGCCCTTACGATGTCGTCCACCGCGCCGGCATCCATGCGGTCTACGGTGTAGCCCTGCAAAATGGAAATAATGTCTTTGGCGTAGGGAATACGGCCTACCAGCGTGATGTTGCCCTTCACATTGCCCTGTAGCGTGATGTTCTTGACAGCCTCGCCAAAGTCCTTTTCCTCCCCTGTAATGCCGGTAAAGGCTTCCAAAACGCGCTCCCAGTACTTCTTGTCCTTGTCGTCGTCCCGCAGGCCGTCCACGATGGATTGTGCCAATGCGTTCACCACGTCCGTTACCAGCAGGGCGCCAACGGCCCGCTTCAGCTGCTTCAGCGCTTTGCTGCGCTTCTGCGGGTTCGTTTCATACACCCATGCGTCGTAGGACCGCATCAAAATGTTCAGGCTTTTCAGCGGTTCACCCATAAAGGACGTGGCCTGCCGCGTCAGCGCGTCGCTGTCCCGCATGATCTGCGTTCGCTGCATGATGCCGTCCACCACCTGCGTCTGGTCGATCACGTCCGTAAATACCTCCGCCACCTGCTGATAATAGGCATTGCTGCCGACTTCGAGGTTCGTTTCAGACGCCACCTGCCATTCGCAGGCGTTCCAGATCTTGCCCCACGTCACCGCGTCGGCTTTTCCGGCCAGTGACATACTTTTGTCGCTCAGCCACGACATAAAGCTGCCGTCCGTGCCGTATACCTCCCGTGCGATGGTGTACCGGCTGCCCTGGTCAAAGCCGGACGTGTCCTTGATGCCCGCAATGGGTGCCCACTTCCGGGCCTTGTCCCATCCGTTGCCTTTGGTCACGCCGTTGCCCAGGCCCTTCGCCATGTTTTCCGGGTCCAGCACCACCGCCGCCCGGAAGTACGCCGTGGGCTGCTGGATGACCACGCGCAGGTTCGCACCCACCGCGGCGCCCTTTGTGTTGCCCACGATGCGCTCCACGGCCCTTGTGGTGGCGCTGGCGTTCTTCACCATGCCGTTCTGCACGTCCCGCATCAGGTTCCGCCAGTAGCTCTGCGCCGCGTCGCCGTACACGCTTGACAGCACCTGCCGCACGTTCTTCCCGGTCAGGTTGCCCATGCTGTCCCGGTACCGGTAGTTGTACAGCCGGTTGATGTCCTCCATCGGGGCCAGCAGCGTGGCGTACTTGATCATGTCGCTGGCGTTCTGCGCGAACACGTCATACACGCCGCCAATATCCAGCGCGTTGCTGGCGTTGGGCGTCAGGGCCTTTGCGCTGCCCATATTCTTGATCTCTCTGGCGATGTCCGGTCCCTTCTCCACGCTGGATGCCGTGGCCTCCTTCGCCGTCTTGATGGGCCAGTAGTGCGTCTCCATGAACTTGCGGTAGCCGTACACCGCCATGCTGGCCTCGTTGCCCCACTCCGCCAGCTTCGTGCTGGCCAGCTTCTGCAATCCGTCCGCCACCTTGATCTGCTCCGGTGTCAGCACGGAGGTGATGGCCCTTACGTCCTCCAGCGTCAGCAGGATGTTCTCCGTCCCGCGGGGGATGGCTTTCAGCTTGCCGTCCCGCTTGATCTCCGGCTGCACGATGCCGCCCACCATCAGGTGGTTCATGGCCTGCTCACCGCGCTTTGCCAGGTTGTACAGGTTCATGATCTGCTCGTTGGTCAGCGTCAGCTCCACGCCCCGGCTTGTGGTGAACGTGTGCCGTTCAAAGCGGTTTTTGTACACGTCCGCATCCAGGAACTTTTTAGCCGCCTCACGCAGCTCCGTCAGCATCACGTGCTCCCGGTCCTGCGCGTTCCGCAGCGTCCGGTATACCTGCATGCCGCCGTCGCCGTAGGCGGAGAAGAACGTATACGGGTCCGCCATATCCAGCGAGATCTTTCGGTTCCGCCGCTTCCGGCTCATGCTGCCCATCATAAGGCTGTCCGCCCACTCGCTGGTCCGTGCGTACTTCTGGTTCGCCAGCGTCCGGTCGTAGCTGGTCAGCGTGGCCTCGATGGCCCGCACCGCGTTCCATACGGTCTCCAGCTCCGTCACGTTCATGTCGGCGATACGCTTTCCGCCCAGCGCCGCCAGACTGTCCAGCAGCCCGCCGCTGTCCAGCAAATCGGGATCCACCACCATGTTCCCCTCACGGGCAATGATGTCCTCGTATGCCTTTTTCAGCTTCACGACCTCCTGCGTCCGTCGGGTCGGGTCGCCGCCGGTGTTTTTCCGCAACCGTCCGTTCTCGTCGTAGCTGTATGCGCTTTCCAGATTGATGTTCCGCAGCAGATCGGCCACCACCACGCGCAGCTCCTCCGGAATGTGCTTCTTGTCCGTGGGCCGCAGCAGCTTTTCGGACAAAGGGCCCGTGTGTCTGGCGATCTTTGCACGCATCTCTGCGGCGTACCGCTTCTCCCGGCCCTTCTGGGTCTTCTCGCTGTACTCCCGGCGCATCCGCTTCACCATGTCCCGGCGCTTTTCCCGCTCCTTTGTCAGCATTTCACGCACCCGTCCCACGGCCTCCTGCTTCTCCAGCTCCCGCCGGTCGGCAAAGGTTTTCTTCTGCCGCACATGGTCAGAGATCATGCCGTCAATGATGTCGTTGGCGATCTCCTGAATGGCTGCGTCACGGTAGCTGTCAAAGGGGTTTTCATAAATGCTGTCCATGCTGTCCAGCACATCCGCGATCTGCTGCAGCTTGTCCGCCTCGGTATACACGTCGCTGGGGAAATAGCCCTCGCCGAACATCTCCGTCATTTCCTCGTACATGGTGTCCACCGGCAAGCCCTCCGACTTGTTCAGCTTCAGCGTTCCCATGTACCGCTTGCGGAACTCGTTGTAGTGGTCCATCTCCCCGTTGAAAAGGGTCTTCTGGCGCTTCAGGTAGTCTTTGATCTCCAGCAGCTCCGCGCCGTGCTCCGTCAGCTCCGTCGTGTTGTCCACGATGACCGTCGCCGCGTTTCTGGCGTAGGGCATCAGGTCGGCCATGCTCACGTCACGCTTCATCACAGCCTTGCCCAGCGCCTCCATGTCGGCCTGAATGTCGCCGTATTTCACGTCGCTGCCGTACTTGCGTATGGTCTCGCGCCCCAGCTTTTTCACGTCCCGCAGCACCACAGAGGGTTCCTTGCTGATACGCATTTCGCCTTTCAGCTCCTGCACCCGCTGCTCCAATGCGCGGTTGCGGCTGGCCAGCACCGTGCGTTCCCGTTTCAGGTCCCGCGCCTCCTGTTCAATGTCCGCCGTACTCCGCAGCTGATACCGGAACTGGCTCAGCTCAGATACCTGCGGCACCGTTCCGTTCTCAAAGTACGCCCTTATGTCGTTGATGACCTTGCTGCTGTGCGTTCCCTTCGGATATTCCGTGCTGGACACGGTGTTTCCGTTGGTGTCGTCCAGATCCAGTATCACCTCGCCGCGGTTTTTACTGATAAAGTCAGCCAGCGTGTCCAGCTGCGCCTTTGTGGGCATGACCGACAGATTGATGCCGCCGCTTTCCGGGCTGATGCGGATATTGCCCTCGCTCATAAACTGCACCATTGCGCCGCTGTAATCTTCGCCGCCGTAGTCAAGCCCCAGCGCATCGCGGATGTCACGGTGGTCCACAGTGCGGTAGCCGCCGGGGCCACCATCATGCCGGCCGGAAAAGTCCAGCTTTGTGCCGTCCGTGGTGATGTACCCGGTCTCGTTCCAGCTGTACGTTTTACCGAAAAACTCCTTCGCGGACTTCACATGATCTTTTTTCTCCGCCTCCGAGTAAGCCTTCAGCGAAAACTTCGGCTTGACATTTCCGCCCTCGGTGGGTATACTATTAGCAGAAGCATTCCCCCGCTGAGCGCCGGAGTTTCCGGAAGAGCCGTTAATTTGGGGAGTGCTTCTTTCTTGCATTTCCCCGATATTGTAGACAATGCTCCCATCCTTACCCAGCGCAACGGAAATGCGCGTTCGATAATACTTTCCATCAAAATCCATGAAATACGCCGTTCGATAGTTCCAGCCGTCTTTTGCCATGTCACCGTGACGCCCGCCAAAGTCAAGGACAGTCTTTCCTCCGCGCTCAGAAACCTTAATGAGTTCGTCGATGTGAGCAGCCGCATTTTCTTTACGTTCAAATGCTTTTTCATCCATCGTTCGACCATTGTTGTCGTAAATGCTACTCAGCTTTCCGGCAGATTTACTTGTCAGGAGCAGAACATCGCCGTCCTCGGCAATCAGGCGAACATCCTCGTGATTGCGGATTTTGCCGTTGATATAGTTTTCCAGCTGTTCACTCCACGCCTTGGGGTCGTTGCCAAATAACACTTGTCTGTCCGCCTGAACGTATTTCATGACATTGGGGAACTGCTTGATCTGATACTTTACACCGTCGCCATCACCGGCGGCGGTTTTTGTTTTCTCCGCCTGCCGCTCCGCCGCGTCAAAGGCCGCCTGCCACTTCTGCGCAATGTCCTCCAGCTCACCAAAGGTCTTGCCGTAGGCATCCATCGCCGCGTTGTCTCTTGCCTTGCCGGTGAACATAGCCTTGACTTTGGCGATAAATTCCTTCAGCCCGTCCAGCAGCTTTTGCGCCGCCGTGCGGTTGTCCTTGGCAAACTGCGCAAACAGATCCGTGTCCTCGATCATCCGCCCCGCGAAGTCCGCGGCGATCTCGTCCATCACCTCGTCCTGCGTCAGCGTTACGCCGGCTCTCTCCGCCGCCTCCATGTACCGCTGCACGACCTCCGTTTCCGTGTCCGCGCCGTTCTCCCGCATGCGGTACTCTATCGCCGCCTGCCGGAACGCCCGGTACTCGTCGGGGGACAGGTCCTGCATCCGGTGGGTGACCTCATGCCCCGCCACTTCATAGATGGGGTTCGTGCTGTCCGCCGCGATCTGGATCAGGTTTTTCTCCCTGATGTACTGGCCGTTGGCCTGACCGTCCATAATGCTGTCCACAAACTCGATCCGCACGCCCAGCTTCTTGCCGATGGTGTTCAGCGCCGAGGCCGCGCCCTTGTCTTTGGCGATAATGTACCGGCTGTAGGCATTGTCCGCCAGACCGGCCCCCGCCGTGGTGGTCACGGAGGATACGTCCGCATTTTCCCGTGCCACCTGCGCCCTGGCGTCCTCCAGCCCCGCGTTGTACGCCGTGTACCGCTGCTCCGGCGTCAGCATCGCCGCGTACTTGCCCTTGGCCTTGTCCGCCTCAACGCCGTTCAGTCCCGCGTTGTACATAGCGGAAAAGCCTGCGTACACCTCCGCGCCGCTGCCGCTTGTCTCCCGCACCTGCTGATACGCTCTCTGCCCCGCCTCCATAAAGCCGCCCACGGCTTTCTGTGCGCGTTTCTGCGTCTGGGGGATAACCGTGGTGCGCTGTATCTGCTCCTGCGCTGTCTCGCGGCTTGCAAGGGCGATAATTTCACGTTTGAGCTGGCTGATGGGCTTTTCCGTGTCCAGCTTTACCCCGGTGCTGGCCTCCAGTGTCTCCACCGCCACCGGGTCCCGTGCAATGGCCGCCGCCTGGTTGCCGGTGATCGTCTCGCCCCGGGTCACCGCGCTTACAGCTTCCGCCGTCCTGCCGTCCATCTCCGGCGCGGTGTTCTGCCGCACGTCCCGGTCATACTGCGCTCTGGCCGCGTTGTATGCTGCGCGGTTGGCAAGGGTGTTCACGCCCATCTGCCCACCGCCCAAAATACCGCCAACCACAGCGCCGCCGGCAAATTCCTTCGCCGCTGCCGCCGGGTCGAAAATGGCGCCGTTGCCGATACCGACAAGGGGGTTGTCCCGTCCATAGACGGCGTTCTGCGTGGCGCGTTCGATCACGCCCTGCACCACTTCCTCTTTGCCCTCGTCCAGCATGGCGTCCACCCATGTTTTCCATGCGTTGCCGCCGTTCTGCAATTCACGGGGCAGCGTCTGGATACCGCCGCCCACTTCCACGGCGGCGTTCATCAGTCCGTTGCCGATGGCGTACACGGATGCGCGGAAATCGTCCGCGCCGTCCGCCTTTGCCTGCTCATACCCGGGGCCAAATACCTGCGCAAAGGAGAGCTGGAAGTTCGGATCTTTCACCATTGCCCGCATACTGCGGGAAATGGTGTTGACCAACCCGGAGGAAGCCGCCGCGTTTTCCGCCAGTGCGCCTGCCTGTGCCGCCGTGCTGGCGCCGCCGGTCAACAGCGCCGCAATGGCTTGCGGCACCGCCGCCACCGTCGCCGCACCCAGGTCTTCAAAAACCTGCGCCGCTTTCCCGCCGCGTGCCGTGTTTTCCGCGTACCGCTGCTGCACCCCCTGCGCCTCCGCGTCAATAGCCCGGTTCCAGCGGTTGAAAAGCCAGTTGCTGGTGTCCGGGTCCCAGTAGCCGTTGGAGCCCTCCCGGGCAAAATCACCCAGCAGGTTCTCTATCCATGCGCCGGCGGAGCTGCCCACTTTGGCGATCTGTGTCAGGCCCATTTGTCCGGCCTTTGCCAGCCCCCGCCCAACGTTATATTTCCCCGCCGCACTTGTTGTGTTCCCCGCAGGCACGCTCGGCGTAACCAGCATAGACGTGTCCGGCTTATAGGTGCTGGGCGCTACATCCGCCGCCGTTCTGCCGCCGGTGCGGATAATGTCGCCGCCCATGCCGGCAGCTTCCATTTTGCTGCGAAACTTATCCTGCCCCCCGCCGCTGTCTGCATTGCGGCTTGTCCGGCTTGCTGCGGGGATGTCGTTTTCCATCCCCGCAGCTTTCATTTTCTTCTGAAATGTCTGCTTCCAGCCCATCGTACCCTCCTTATTTCCCCGGGTTCTTCACGGCGTATACCAGATCGCTGTACTGCTTCTTTGTGATGTTCCCGTTTTCGTACATAGCCTCCAGCGCCATCATCTGCCCGCTGGTGGTCCTTGCGTTGCTGGTGGCCAGGTTCAGTGCCGTGCTGCTGCTGTATCTCGCGTTGTCGCTGCCGCCGGAGCCACCGTTGCCGCTGCGGCTTTTCAGCCGGTCAATGCTTGTCGTGCCGGAATATCCGCTGCCGCTGTATGCGCTCCGTGCCGCGCTCTGTGCCGCCGCCAGACGATCATTGTAATCGGCCAAACTGTCCCGATAGCGGCCGTACTCGTCGTTTGCCAGATTGCGGTACAAATTGGCGGTGTCCATAATGTCGCCGCGCTCCTGGGAGTACATCTGCCGCGCCACTTCCTCCAGCTGCGCCATGTACTGGTTGTACTGCTGCTGCGCCGCCGTGGTGGCATAGCTGGAGGCCAAGCCGCCGGTGCGGGCGGCCACCTGCCCCAATACGTCCTGCATGCTCATCCGCCCGTTGTTGCCATACCGATCCGCCAGCGACTGGTACTGGCTGCCCTTTGTCCAGTCCTCGTAGTTCATGCTGGTCAGCTGCCGCGCCAAAGCATTCAGCTGATCCAGATACGAGCTGTTGAAGGTGGGAAGTGCGCCCACATCCACCGGCATTTCCACCCGCGTGTAGCCACCGCCGGAATTGCCGCCGCTGTTCCCGTAGTTCAGTGCGCCGCCCACAGCGCCGCCCATTGCGCCAGCCAGTGCGCCATTGACCGCGTTGTTTTTAATTGCCGCCTTTTTCGTGGCGATGGCGTTCGCCATGTTGCGCCGGTTATTCGGGTCGCCGAATAGTCCGCTTACTGCGCCCACAACGCTGCCGGTCGTCGCTTTTTTGTTTTTCCGTATAGCCATAGGCATCCTCCTTATGTCTTGTTCTCCAGCGCCGCCACTCTCTGCTCCAGCGCCGTGTAGTCGTTGCCCAGTATCGTCACGCTCTGCGTCAGCGCCGATATGCTGGCCCCCTGGCTGTTCACCGTGCTCTGCATGGCGGACACCGTATTCTGCAGCGCCGTCAGCAGAATGTACATCTCCGCGTTGGACACGCCCGCCTTGCTGACGTTCTTTGTCACGTTGCCCATTGCCCAGTCAATGCGCTGGCACATGTACTTAATGTAGTTTTCCGTTATGTCCAGCGCCTCTGACGGGTTCTCCTTCGGCAGCTCGTTTATGCTCTCCGGGAAAACGATCATTTCACATCACTCCCCACCATAAACGCTCTCGATATGCCCAGTATGGTGCACGGGCCCTTGCCCTCCAGCCTGAGTTCAAATTTGTCGCACCGGTTGGCCGCAAGCCGCAGGCTGGTCACGTTGTGCTCCTTGCCCACCACCTTGCCGCACATCTGCCACGGCTTCCCGTCGCATCGCATCTGTGCCGTCATGTAGCTGCCCTTCGGCAGCTCCAGCCGCATCAGTATCTTTGAATATGCTTTCTTGCCGTCAATGGTTTCATACATGGGGGCGAACTGCGCCATCCACTCCTGCGCCTGCGGCGTGTCCTCGCCATCCAGCAGGTACACGTCGCCGTCCGCCAGCATGTACAGCTTCTTACCCAGCCGCGCAAAGTCCACCGCCTCCGTGCCATCCTCCGGCACCCATATCCCGGTCTTGGTCTCATACACCATCAACCGGTGCTCAGCGCCGTCCTTCACGCTCAGATAGTAGCTGTCGCCGTCGTTGCCGGCTACCGCATCGGTAAACTCCTTCTCGCCGAAGTTATCGCTGATCAGCATCGGCGTACCGCCGGAGTAGGCGTATACCCCGTGAGGGCCTTTATAAAACAGCGTGTCGTTGATCACCTGCTGGCTTTTCTGACATCCATCCTGCAAGCCTTCCATTTCGTAGGTGTACATGGCGTACTCCGCCGGATAGCTGCCCAGCATTTTGTGCAGCTTTGTCTCCTTCCAGAACAGCACCGAAGAGCTCAGCTTGCAGCAGCCGGTGAATTTCCCCTCCGTGCCCACTGCCAGCGTATAGGCGTCTGTGGATAGTCCCTCATACACGTAAAAATTCGTGGGGTCGCCCAGTGCACTTGCATAGATGGTCTGCGTGTCGTTGTTGCAGCCCCACAGCCGGTTTTCGCTCTCGCAGATGTAGTCCAGGTCCGGTATCTTTCGCTCGATCTTAATGCTGGCGCTGGCCTCGTTCACCGCCGTAAACGTGTTGTCCGCCACCGTGATCGTGTTGGAGGTGACCGCCTTAATGACAAAATCCTTGTTGTTCTCCGTCTTGGAGGTACAGCCGGAAAGTGTCACGCCGTCGCCCGCCTTGAACTTCGTGGTCAGGTCCGCCCAGCCGTTCACGGTTATTTTGTTGGTGGCAAACGTGGCTTTGCTGCCGGTGATCTCCGCCGCCAATGGCTTTACCTGCTGATCCTTGATGTCCAGATACACCTTGTCCGGCCATATCACCATCTTGGTATTCACCACGGCAAACTGCTTCTTGCCCGCCGTCACCGTGCCCACTGTCTGCCCATCGTACAGCAGGGAGGTCCCCTGCACCGCCACCAGCTTGCCCCACGATGTCAGCGCCGTCACGTTCTGGTACCCGGTCTGCTTCACCCGGCCCTTCCGCGTGGTGATGTACGGCCACCGTCTGGCTGACAAATTCAGGCTGTCCCGCAAATCGCCGTTCTGTATGGCGTCCGACCAGTTGATGCCTCGCATCTGCACCATCTCCACCTTGTTGGGGTTCAGGGAATAGGGCAGGCTTGCCAGTCTCATCCCATCACCTGCACATTCCCGGTGTTGTCCGGGCAGTGCTGCCGGCGCCACCACGCCATTGCCTCACTCATCGCCTCGTCATACACCGCCTTGTCGTTGCCATACAGCGCCGTTTCGTTGTTGTAGTAGTCGATCTGGCTGCACAGATACAGCACATACACCCGGTCGTAGGGCGCGGGGAGCAGCAGCTCCCCGTCGCCCGCCGGCCAACTGTGTACGTAGGAGTCCATATCGATCCTCTCCCCGATCTGCTGGTCCAGCCCCATCACCCACGCCGCTTTCTGCTCGTCGCTTATGGTGTTCAGCCGCAGCTCGTCCGCCTGCGAAATGGTATCTGTAACCGTCATGTCTTCACCTCACTTTACAATCTCCCACGTGCCGCTTTTCCCGTCCGCGCTCCGCGTCACCTTCACGGTGTACGTTTCGGTCACGGTCGGCTGTTCCGGTGTCTCCGGCTCCTGCGGCTTCTCCGGCTCCACATACGGGATGCCGAACCACTCGCACAGGCCCTTGGCGGCGCTCTCCGCCACCTCTGTCATGTGCTCGTGCCACCAGCCGATGTCGTTGGGGTTGTCGTGGAAAGCGTGTTCCTCGTAAAAGCTCACCGCGTTCGGCACCCGCAGCTCGTACCACTTGGCGTTTGGCACCAGCGTCACCTTGCCGGGGTACACCTGCTTGCGGTATTTCACCATGATCTCGCCCAACTTCTTCCCCTTGCTGGAATAAGTGTAGTACATGGGGTTGCACCCGCTCACCCGTGTCTGCTCCGCGCCGTTGCTGATGGCGTTGGTGTGGCTGACGTAATGCACGTCCGCGCCCCATGCGTTGCTCTCCCGCACGTTCTGCTTCATGATGGCGTCGCCGTTGTCGCTGTTCATGGGGGTGCGCCGGTACCCGCGCTTAGTGGCAATGCCGCAGCGGTTCAGGATCGGCTCCAGAATGTCGATGTACTCGTTATTTTCAAGTGCCTCATAGCACTGTTTCCCGTCCGGGCGGGGATATACACAGGGGTTCGCCATGTGCATAGCCGGGGACAGGTAGACTTTCGGGGCGGCCATTTACATAGCCTCCTCGTCGTTGGTAGACTTCATCTGCTTAAACACCTGATTGACGCCCGTTGCGGTCAGGCCGGACATAATGCCCACGGCGACCGCCGTAAAATAGTCCTCGGCGGGGAAATCCGGCATGTGGAACGCCAGCGCCAGCGCACCGATGATGCCGCCGCACACACCGCAAATAATGGGGATCCACTTGTTGTCCAGCGCCGTGGCCTTCACGATCATGCCGATCAGATAGCAGATCACGATGATAGCGGCAACAGTCGCCACTCCGATAGTGTTGATGTCCATAGTTACTTCCTTTCCGGCTTTACGCCTCTCGCTTGATGGGCAGCTTTCTTACTTCCTCCATGACCCGTTTTGCGCTGCCGTTGCCGCCCATCTTTTCATACGGCTGGTACAGATAGTCATTGAGGTTTTCGTACTCGTCCTGCGTGATGTACCCTCTCGTCACGTACACCATGCCCAGATGGATGATGCGGTCATGCGCCAGACCCACCAGCATCTTCCGCTCTGCGTTGTTCTTGTCCGCACGCTTCGATACCAGCGCCCACAAACCGCTGCTTGTCAGCACCGCTACCGCCAGCGGTACGGCGATCTGCTGTACCCACGGTTCCATTCGCCGCGTTCTCCTCTCAAATTATTTTTGTCCCTCGACACCCTTCGACCGTTTCTGACACGCCGCCTGTGCTATCCTGCTTGCAGAAAGGAGGTGTTCCCATGCCCGAGTATTTCACTCTGTTTAACGCCGTCACCGACGCCATTGCCCAGCTTGAAAAGGCCGTCGCCGCGCTCAAACAGGCACAAATCCGTGCCGAGGAAGCCTACATCCAGCGGGGGGAGTAATTCTCCCCGCCCCTTATTCTGCGTACACGCTCTCGATCAGCACACACAGCTCCGTGTACTGCTCGTCGTCCGTGATGCGCCCCACGGCGTAAAACACGTCGCACTTCTGCTGTGCCTCTTCACGGGTCTTGTAGAACCGCTTGGTGATAAGCTTCGTCATAATGTTGTACATAGTCGTTCTCCTTTCAGTTTGTCGTTAGTTTTCTTTGTGTAGCCTTATGCACACGATGCCAGCGCCGCCTCCGCCTCCGCCGCCACTTCCACCAGTTCCTCCGGTAACTTTCGCGCCTGATACTTGTCCTCCGTTTACCGTATAGCCGAAAGCAGATGTATCCCCTCCAGGGCCTCCAGCAGTGCTGTATGTGCCGCCACTTCCGCCAGCGCCTATGACAATGGAATATCCCACGCCTGCACGGGGCACGAAGTTTGTCAGTGTTTTGGTGTAACCACCAGCACCGCCGCCACCGCCATAAGAAGCGTTTTGCGAACTACCGAATGTGCCGCCTTGTCCGCCTGCACCGCCTCCAACAAGAAAAGCGTCTATCGCTGCCTCCTTGTTAAAGGTCAACACACCCGTAGTCAAAAATTCCACAACGCCGTCCTCAAGGCGTTCGTTGTACTGCCCCGTATAGGTAAAATCTAACCGGTCAACAGTACCCCCACCCCCCCGCAATTAACGCTTTACCGATAATCATGCTCATCCGATAACCTCCATATCCGCCTGATAGATAGTTTCCACAGCCTCGCCCAGCTGCTGCGTCAGGCTGTCTATCTCGTTGTTGGCCTCCTCCAGTGCCGTCAGCACCTCTTTGCCGTCACGGTAGAACTTTCCCTCCGTGTACGTGTCCCCCATGCCCACCGGCCTGTCACCGGTGTACACGGCGGAGGGAAAAAACTGCTCGTTCCGCTTGTCCATTTCGATGATGTTTGTAACAACACCGTTTTCAACCAATGCGTATCTCACTTAATCACGCTCCTTAATCCGAAATCTTGGTGGCGTTTGCGGTGAACCATGCGTAGAACTCCGGGGAAACTACCTGATAGCGGTTCCAGAATTTTATGGTTTTTGCTGTTGCTTGCCTCCACATGTTATGTGTAAAGTCATATACCAGTACATAATTTGTCGACAAATCACCGGAGTTATGCCCAAAGCACAGATCGGTTGTGGTAGAGAATGCTCTTGCGCCCATCACGGTATAAAAGTTGGAACCAGCATAGGCAAATGTCCCGTCATAATCGAAGTTCTCTGTAAACAAAGTGCTTGGCATGGTAAGTGTGTCATTAAACTTCCACGTTCCACTCAGCACGTTTTCAGTGGGGTCGTCTTGGTGCAGACGGATACACACGATACCGCTGCCGCCAGCAGTTCCTTTACCGCCGGGGTTGGAACTACCAGAGGATGCTTTCCCGCCGCCACCGCCGCCGCCGGTATTAGCTGTAGCGTCAGTTGTGGAATTACCTTTTGCGCCGCCCCCTTCACCGCCAGCTCCCGCAGTTCCATAGTTTCCGTATATTCCCGAGCCGCCACCACCGCCGCCGGCGTACAGCTTTCCGGTTGCTTCTCCAAATTCTCGCGTAGTGGCGCCTTGTCCTTTTCCGGGGTTTCCGGTTGTCGGGGATCCGACATTCCCACCATCCGATCCGTTTGACCCGCCATCTCCGGCGTTCATCTGCCCGCTTGCGGATACGCCTCCTTTTCCGCCTCCAGAACCCCCGGCACCAACAGTTCCACCTGAAACCGTATAGCCAAAAGCCGAAGTCTCACCGCCGGAGTTGCCGCCTCCGGTGCCCCCGGCACCAATAACAACTTGGTATTCCACCCCTTTTCGCAGCAAAGCATTTACGATAGTTCTTGTGCATCCACCGCTTCCACCGGCTCCGCCGTTGCCGATGGATGATGTAACAGTCACACCACCGGCACCACCGCCAACCATAAACACATCCACATACGTGTCCTTCTTCATCGTCAGGATACCGGTTTCCAAAAATTCCACTACACCGTCTGCGGTACGCTCATTGAATGTACCGCCCGTGTAGGTGAAATCCAGCCGATTGGCAATTCCGCCGCCCCCTGCTGTCACCGCCCTGCCTGTAATTACGCTCATATAACCCTCCGTTCCCGACCTCCGAAACGGAGGTCGTGTTTATTCTTTGTGTAGCCTTATGCACACGATGCCGCTGCCACCGGCACCGGAAGAATAACTGTGGTAGTACCCGCTTGGAGCACCGCCGCCACCGCTACCGGTATTTGCCGTTGCATCTTGTCCGTTTGCTGCGCGGCCACCATTCCCGCCGCCGTCACGACCTAAGCCGCCGTTCGTAGAAGAGATGGCAACGCCACCTCCACCGCCACCACCGCCGCCAGCGTAAAGCTTGCCTGTTGATTCTCCAAACTCGCGGGTCGTGGTGCCCTGTCCGGTACCAGCGCCACCTTGCGCCTGAGTACCATTACTGCCGTCGCTGCCGCCATTTCCCTGTGCATCGGTAGAAGAAGTGCTTTTGCCTCCACCACCGCCGGAACCACCGTCAGCGCCAGCCATGTACAAGCTACCCGCTTTGCCACCTTCCGCAGTTGCGCCAAACGCAGAAGTTGTCCCGCCTGCTTGCCCTTTGACCCCTGAAGAACCTCCCTTTGCTGCTGGTGCTACAGGCGCACCGCCATTTCCAATGACAACGGGGTACTCTGTATTTGCACGTGGAATGATATTCAGTAAGGTTTTTGTGTAACCACCAGCGCCGCCCCCACCGCCATAGCCGCCTGACGTGTCGATCTTGTTTTCCCCAGCACCGCCGCTACTTCCACCTCCAACCAAAAACGCATCAATGGCTACTTCCTTGGGGAATTTCAGTACACCGCTGGTCAGCAGCTCCACAACCCCGTCATCAAGGCGTTCATTGTACGTTCCGGTGTACTCAAACTCTAACCGTTTAGCAGTACCCCCCCCGCTATTTGCGACCTACCGATAATTACCATCGTTAAACTACCTCCTTCACGTCGTACACCGTCACCTGAATGTTCAGGTCAGCGGTGGGCTTTTCGCCCACCGCATGGGCGGTGAACGTCCCGTTTTCATTGGCGATGTACAGGGCGCTGGTGCCGTCCTCCAGCATCTGCTTGATGGCCGTCTTGTCCGCCTCCAGATCCACTTGCTTTCCCGCTGCGCCGCCGGCAATGGTCACCGGCTGCTTCCAGTCGTCGCCGTCCGCCACCCAGCCCGCCACCGTCAGCGTCACAGAGCCCTTGATGATGCTGCCCTGTTTGGCGTTCAATGCCGTCTGTGTGGCCGTGGAAATGGGCTTTGCAAGGTCGCTGGTGTTGTCCACGTTGCCCAGGCCGACCATTCCCTTGTCATAATCTCCCGCCTGTGGTACAACGCTTCCTGCGCGTCCGTTGAAGCTCACCACGCCGCCGCCTGCGGCCTGCTGTGCCTGTCCGGCCCAGTACGCCGCGCTTTTTTCGCTGGCCGCTGCCGCCGCTGCGCTTTTAGCCGCCGCCGTCACGGCATTACCTATGCTTCCGGCCGCCGCCGTGGCGGTCTCCGCGCTCTCCGCCGCGCTCTGCGCCGATGCCGCCGCCGCATTGGCCGATGCCGCCGCGCCGTTTATCGTGCCAAGAACCGCGTCAATCTGGCTCTGCAACTGCTCCGCCTGCGTGGGCGGCACGTCCTGCTCCGTCTCTGCACTGGTGTCCCACTTGCTCTCGCCCACGGTGAACCGCCCGTACACCGCCGTGGTGGCCCGTGTCTCTTTCTGCGCGGCCACCGCAGCGCCCTTGACGCACAGCGTCATTTCACCGGCGTACTTTTTGGCCCCGTTTGGCACCGGCACAAGATACACGCTGGTATCGTCCGCCTCCAGCATGTCAGCGGTCAGCAGCACCTCTATCGTGGCCTCCCCCAGCGCATCGCGGAACTGCACCATTTTTGTCAGGCCGTCCCACATGCCGGAGAACTCCATGCGGAGAATAACATCGTTGTGGCTCCCGGCAGCGCCGATCATACACTTGTCGCCGGTGATATATTCGTTCTGGATTTTCAGGGGTATCGTTCTCGTCATGTTCCCTGTCCTTTCCGCTGAAAAAACGGCACAGCAAGCCGGGAGAAATGCGTTCTCCTGCGCTTGCTGCGCCGTGTCACAGCCATTTTTGGGTCTCGCGGTGGTATGCAGTTGTCAGTTCAGCTGCTGCTTGACCGCCTCATACTCCCGGGCCTTTTCCTCCAGCATCTCCGCCGTGGCCGCGTCCTGTGCCATCGACCGGCGTATGATGTTGTATACCGGCCGCGGGATACGGACGTGCTTTCCCCGCTGGATGCGGTACACCTTGCCGTTCAGCCCCACCACGATGTCGTCCTTGTATCTGTCGTCGTCCTTGAAAGCGTAGAACGAGACCATGCCGTCGTCCGCCTCTCTGACAGACATGCCACGCATGACCTCCTCGGCGGCCTTTGCGGCCTCCTTGGCGTCCTCAGCCTCCTTCTTGGCCTGCTCCAGCGCTTTGTTGGCCGCGGCCAATGCCTGTTCCATTTCTTCAGGCGTTCTCTGCTTCTTTTCTGCCATGTTTATCACTCCTCATGTCCGGGGCGGAGGGGGACAATGCCCCCTCCGCTTGTGTGTCAGTTCATCAGGCCGCTCTCAAAGGTAGAGGCGGACTCGATACGAACCATGTACTGCTCCACCAGGCGCTCGGCCACCTTGGTCAGCTTCCAGCCGGCGGTGGCGCGCTGGTTCAGCGGGTCAGCGGTACCGGAAGAGCCCAGCTGCTTCACGATGTGCTGCAGACCGCCGTCCTCCAGCTCGGTCACGCCGTAGGCATCGGCGCCCACGATCAGGGTGGAATACACGTCGCGGCCCTTTGCGCCGCCCTCACCGGGATAGATCACGGCAGACGCGGCAGGCGTGGTTGCGGGGCTGTCCTTCACGGTGATGGTCGCAGAACCGACAGCACCTGCGGCCGCGGACGCCACCTCCATCAGCTCGCTGCCCACCAGGATCTCGCGGCCGGTCAGCGCGGCAGCCTGGTTGGTGCTCAGGGCCTCGGCGACGGTGATGACCTTGCCGGACGCGCTCTTGACGGTCAGGTCACGCACAGCGGCGTTGCTGCCGTCGGCGATCACCAGGTCAGGCGCGTGGAAGATCTTTGCCTCGGTGGTCTCTACGAAACGGACGCCCTCGATCTTGCCGATCTCGCCCTCATAGATACCGTCGGGGTCGGAGTAGGTCTTCACGTCCACCCACTTCTTGTCGCTCATCAAATCATAGGCGGTGTCGGGGTGAATGATACCCGCGAAATAGCCGTTGATCTTCTGGGCGTTCATGACCTTCAGCGCACGGACGGCCTTGCGGATGTCGTCCACGCTCAGGTACTTGTTGTTGGCCTCAGTGGCGTCTCCGCCCACCAGCTCGCTTCTGTCCTTGGCGCCGCCGGCATACACCACGTTGGTGCCGCCTGCCAGCACCTCGCGGGTGATGGTGTCGGAGGTACGGCCGGCCTGAGAGGCCAGCAGGCGGGTGGCCTGCACCAGGTTGTTGTCAATAGCGGTCAGCTCCAGGATGTCGGACAGCTCGATGTAACCACCGTACTGCTTGATGGTCGCACGGATGACGCCCATGCTCAGCTTCTGGCCGGCGGGGGTCACACCTTCGGTCAGGGGCACCAGCGCCTTGGGCAGGCTGTCGTACTTGCGGAACTCGATGGTCTTGCCGCTGTTCTTGGGGATGGGATGCTTCTGGCCAAACTGGTCATGGATCAGCTCCGGCTCGGCCAGATTGATCAGACGCATAGAGTAATACGTCTTCATCTCGTCGGACAAGCCGGCGTCCAGGGTGGTGTTGGTGTTGCCGTCAAACAGGTTCAGCACCACCGGCATCAGGTACAGGTCACAAATGGTATTCTTCATAGTTTCATAGCTCCTTTCAGCATATCGCAGCGGAGCCGTGAGAGATCAGAACGAAATGCGTTCGCCTCTTGCCACTCTCCGCTCGATCTCTTCAAAGTCTGCCCTTGTCAGCTTTGAGGGATCTGTCTTTGTTACGAACGCGCTGTTGGAGTTGGTGCCGTTTTCGTTGGGACGATTGCCCTTTGCGCGGACGGAGTCTGCCACCTTCTTCTCCGTGCTGGCGGCCGCTGCCTGTACCGCGCTGCCCATCAGCTCGTCGAAGTGCAGCACACGATAGGCGTGCTCCACCGGTGTCCCGGCCTTCAGCAGGCTCAGAAACTCCGGGTTCTGTAGCTCCTGCATCAAATCGAAGTTCTGGTACAGGGGGTTGCCCTTCATGGCCTCCGCTTCCTTGTACCACTTCTCGCCCTGCGCCCGGAAAAACTCGTTCTGCTGCTGCTCCTGCTGGCTCCGCAGCAGCTCGGCGTTCTCCCGCTTCAGCCGGCGGAACTCCTTGTACTGCTCCTCGCTCATGCCCGCCTCCTCGGCGGCCTCGCTCCAGTAGGCGTGGTCGTTGTCCACGGCCTCCAGCAGCCGCGCGGCGTCCCCGTCGTCGATGCCGTAGCGCTCCATCAGCGTATCCAGCACCGGCTGGTAGGACTTCATCCGCTTCTCATTTTCCCGCGCCTCCTTGAAGCGCCGGTCGATCATCCGCTGCGTTTCCTGGGTGTACAGGTCTTTGTACTCCCCGTTGATCAACTCCCTGAAAGCCTTTTTCTTTGCCTCCAGCGCGTCGGACGTGGTCTCCACGTCCTTTACCTTCTCCTCAGCCCCGGCGTCAGGCTGCTGCTCCGTCTGTGCTTCGCTCTCCGGCTGTTTGCCGTACTTCACGTCGCTCAGTGCGCCCGTTTTGCCCTGGCGGGTGGTACCAGTGCTCGCTTGTGTTTCGCCCTGTGCTGCGGGAGCTGCCGCCCCGCCGCCCTCGCCGTCAAACAGGCAAAGGCTCATGTCAAAAAGGTACATATCTTGTCCTCCTAAAAATGCGCGGGCATATCGCTCCCGTGTGGCGTCCCCGTTCCTGCGGCGAAGCGGTGTCTCATAACCGCCGCCCCGCCGCCCGGAACAAAAGGGAGGTACAGAGTTCGCCTCTGCACCTCCCACGGTACCATTGCTTTTTCTGAATTTTCCACTTAAAAGTGGAATTTTCAAAATTTTACAGAAATTTTTTTCGGCGCCGCCTTTTCCAACTGCAAAAAGCCGATCTTCAGCAGGTCGTACAGCCATTCCCCGCCGTGCCAGCGCAGGTACGCATCCCCGCTGTCCAGCTTTTCATACACCAGCTCCGCCTCCTGCGTGTTGTGCAGCCACCCCGCCGCCGTGTACATGAGGCAGCTTACCGCCGCACACACGTCCGGTGCGCCCGTGGCGTGTCCCCTGCACCTGACAGAGCAGCTGTCCCCGCGGTGCATCGTCACTTCTGTCATACGCTGGGTGTGCTCCGCTTGGCAAGCGCCTGCCCGTACCCGGTCATGGGCGTCTGCGCCTCCATGATGCCGCTTGCAAGGCCGCTCCCGCCGCCTCCGCCGCTCTCTGCGGTATTGGTGCCGCCGCCTGACTGCGTCTCCTCCTGGGGCATGAGAACGCCGGTGATCGCTGCCAGCTGCTGGCTCATCTGCATCACCATGTTCAGCAGCGTTTGCCCCTGCATGACCTTCTCCTTCACCGTCTGTATGCCCTCAAAGTCCATCATGTCCAGCGCGATTAAGCTGGCCTGTGCGTTCTCCGGCGCGAAGAAGCCCATTGCGTACAGCTCCTTGGCCCGCTCGTTCTGCTCCATGCGGCTAAATGGGTTTTTCTTCTGCGCTTTGATCTTCAAATCGAACACCGGCCGACGGAACATGGGATTGCCCATCGTGTCCAGCCCGGTCACCTGGTCCTGCAAGCCGGTGTTGTCGAAGTCGATAAACTGGTACTCGCTGCCCTCACCTGTAATGCGGAAGCTGCGGCTCAAGTCGTAAAACTGCCGCATCAGCTCCACGCACAGGGTGTTGATCTGCGTATACGCCCGATAGCTGGCGGCGATCATGTCCCGGCTGGCCTTGTTGCCAGCCTCCTGCAAAGCTGCAATGGCCGCCGCCGCGGTCACGTTGGTGGTACCGCCGGAGTTCACATCACGGTTGGCCGCCGTGTCCTTCATCTCCTCGATCTTCATCCGCGCCACAGTCACATAGATGTCGGAAAGCGGCTGCGTCACGATCTCCTGTATGCGCCCGTCGTCCAGCGGCCCGTTCACATGCACCAGCGGCCGGTTCCAGTCCAAAAACTCCTGCTCGTTGATGGCCGTGGTGTCGCTGACAAAGAAACGCTTTTTCGTGGCCATCATGGCGTTCTCCAGAATGTTGGCGCTCAACTTGTCGATGTACAGCTGCGGGTCCTTGCAGATGGCCACATAGCCGAAGCCGATGGGCGTGCCCTTCTCCGGGTACATCACGTCCAGCACCACCGGGTACATACCGTGGTCATAAAAGCCCCGCTCCCGGTACTCCGGGTCGTTCTCGCTGGCGTACAGCAGGGTAGAGCCCACAAATTTGATGTAGTGCATCGCCGTCCTGCCATCCGGCGTCTTGACCTTGTAATACCAGTCCACCACCACGCTCTTGTCGCTGGTGTCCACGTTGTCGTCGTAGATGTACTCCTTCACGTCCACGACCTTGCCCTTCTGCTTGCCCTTCAGCTGCGGGTACTCGCTGTCCAGCAGGTCATTGTCCACCAGGTCTACGATAAACAGGTTACGGCTCTTCTGGATGTCCGTGATGCCCGGCTCCCAAAACAGCTTCAGTAGGTCGATGTCCCGTATCTCGATGTCGCCCAGTCCATTGTCCTTCTGCGGATCCCAGAAAATGCCGTACACCGCCGTGCCGTGCTTCAGCTTCTCCCACCAGTTGTCGGAGTACACCTGCTCGAAGTGGTTGTACTCCTGCACCACCGGCAATATCTGGCTCAGCGTCTTGGCGCTCTGCTCGTCGCTGCGCTCCCGGGGCAATACCACCGGCTCCGGGTAGTTGTCCATCGCGTCGGCGTGCTTGTTCTGAATGGTGTTGAACAGCCACGCAGAGGACGGCTTGGGCTCCGGCGGCGTAGACGTGACCTCCTTGCCGCTCTTGTCCACCCGCTTTGCCTTGCTCTGACCGATGCCCTCCCAGTGCCGCAGCTCCCACCACAGCTCGTCGTTTACGATGCGGTTTTCCAGGTTGCTCTTGCCGTCCTTGTACTTCGTCAGCAGGTCGATGCCCCGCTCCACGTCCCGGTCCGTGATGGTGGGCGTCTGCTTTGTCCGCTGCAGCAGCATGGCCGCCATCTCCGGCGCCATGTCCTGCTCCTCCGGTACGATGCCGGGGATACCGTATCTCTCCATGCGCTCCTCCTTAATACACTTGATAAAATGCGTACCGGCTGGGCCTGTACTCGTCCTCTGTCTCCAGCGGGGAATACGGTCGCTCCACCGTCCTGTATTCCTCCCGCGGCCCTATGGGGTTGCGCATGCACACATACCGCAGCTGGTCGTAGATGTGGTCCTCGCCGTCGGTGTCGATGTCCTCCACGTCCGTCTGGTCATAGACCAGGTTCGGCACCGTCCGTATAAAATGTTTGCAGGTGCTGAACACATACAGCATGGGCACTCCATCCTCGTCAAAGGCCAGCCGGTGGTGCACCTGCATCTTGCCGTTGATCCTGGCGTGGTCGCCCTTCTCGAAGTACACCCGCTGCCGCTCCATCAGCGCGCCCACGCTCTCCGTGCCGTCGCTCTGCCAGATGGCCGGGTCACCCACCCGGTGTATCTGCCTGCCATTCAGGTTGGGGTCCTCGTCCTCTATTCTGCGTATCTCCTGCGCCACCTTCGCGGGCTCCCACATCACGCCCTTGTTGGGCGTCCCGGTGCAGCCGTACAGCTCCCGAATGTGATACATCCGCCTGTTTCTGTCCACGGCGTACCACCCCACGGAAAAGGGCCGGGAATAGCCCCAGTCCAGTCCGCACCAGATCACCCAGTCCTCCGGCACCCGGAACGGCGCGATCACGTGGGTGTTCTTCCGGTCCATATAGTGCTCGCTGTCGTTGCGCCACTCCGTGAACACCTGCCCCTCGAAGCTGTCCCAGTTGCCGTACAGCAGGGCGTTCCGCTCCGCCTCCGGCATGCTGGCCAGCCGCTGTACGTACATGGGGTCGTTCTCCATCAGTATCTTGTTGTCAAATACCGATGACGGCACGAAGATCCGCTTCTGCTGCCCTATGTGCTTCTTGCCGTCCGGCGTGTACCACGCAGCCTCCTCCGTAATGGTCTGCATCGGCGCCGCCGCCGTGATGAAGCGCTCCTTCACCCACCCGTGGCCTACGCCGCCGGGGTTGGCCGTGGAGCGCATATACACCCGCGTCCCCGGTCCGTTGGGCCGGTTGCGGGATTTCAGATACTCGTATTCCTCCTGCGTAAAGTGCGTCAACTCGTCAAAGGCGATAAAGTCATAGGCCTGCCCCTGGTACTGTATCTTGTCCTGCGGCCGGTTCATGCTGCCGAACACGATCTGCGCCCCGGACGGAAACCGCCATGTGTGGCTGCTGCCGTTGTACCTGGCCTTTGGGTATACCCGTGGGTAGTAGTTCAGCGTCTTGTCGATCAGCTCCCGCAGCTGCGGGAACGTCTTTCGCAATATCAGCGCCTTATACCAGGGTATATGCACCTGCCGCAGCGCCTCGATGACCAGCGCGTCGCTCTTGCCGCCGCCTAACCTGCTGCCCCGCCATAAAGGGCTTCATACTCCGGCCTTGCCATAAAGACGGCTTGCCTGGCCTGTGGCTGCCAAACGACACTCGGTGTATTCATATCACATCACCTCCCTATAAAACCGATGACCGGCGACATGATCTCTTTTCCCCTTGAGCACATCCGAGATGTGCCTGCTGTTAAAATATCTTTCTGCGTCCGACACACTATCGAAGTACAATCGTTCCCCGGTTGTTTCGTTTTCTGCAACAACCGGAGTTTTTCTTGCGCTGTTCGTTTTTTCAGACGCCGCGAACACATTGCTCCACAGCCCTGTTTTAATCGCGTGCCGGGCGTTGTCAGCATTGCTTATCCACTCCAAATTGGAGGCCGTGTTGTTTTCCTTATTACCGTCAATGTGGTTTACCTGCGGCAAATGTTGTGGATTATCCAAAAACGCCTTTGCGACTTCACGATGTACTTTAAGAGAGAATTTCCGCCTGTTAATGGTTACACGGACACGGCAATAGCCCTTACTGTCTTTTTGTTGCTTAAGTATACGCCCATCGCGCAGGTTCGACCTTACTCGACCCGCATCGCTTACATCTAACGCACCATCTGTGCCATGTATGACTTTCCAATTCTCCACAATAAGCCTCCTTTCAAAGTGTGGCTTTACTCATCCCTGACCTCCGGCATCAGCACCACGCCGCTCTCACCATTGTCCGATGTCTTGTTCATCATGGTCCACTTGTCGATCAGCGTACCTATCGCCGTAGTGATCTGGCTGGGCGTGGCCTCCGCCAGCTTCGCCGGATCGTTCAGCACCGCCAGCCCATTCCCGATGATCTGGCACACCACATCCCGCTGGCTCTCCATATATGCCAGAATGTCTGCCGTGTTCTGTGCTTTTTTCTCTGCGGCTTTTTGTTCAAAGTCGTCGCTTGCTTCAACAACGCGCTTCACCGTGGTAGGGTTTACGTTGTTTTTCCTTGCCGTGGCGCGATAGCTGCCGCTTTCCAGATAATCCGCCAGTATTTTCTTTTTCTGCCGGTCTGTCAGTCTCGCAGCCATGTTATCACCTCGTTTTGTCTGACGCACCGGCCTCCCACCACTGGCCTTTGTCATTGGCACGTCTGTACCCGGCTTTCGCCTCACCTAAACCCATTGAGCTTTCTTTTGATTATGCTGCTGGTGCTCTACCAGCAGATCATTGATGCCGCCCAGAAGGTGCGACCTCCCGCTCCCCGAAATGTGGGGTGGCATCGGCCTGCGGCATATTGCTCCCTCCGGGCGGAGCCGAAGCCCCGCCCATCAGGAAAAGAAGGGGGAAAAGAAAAAGAATGGAGATGCAGAGTTTGCCCCTGCATCTCCCATGATAAAGTGCGTTTTTTCAATTTTTCCACTTTTAAGTGGAATTTTCAAAAATTATTTTTCGGCAATATCTACCACGCAGGGATAGTCCGTCCTGCCCATCAGATAGTCCACCGACACGCCGAATTCATCCGCTATGCTCTTCAGCGCGTCCATCGTCGGCTTCGCCGTGCCCAGCTCGTACCTCCGTATGGCGTCCGAGTTCAGCCCGCAGCGCTCCGACAGCACATACCGCTTCAGTCTCTTTCTCTCCCGCAGCTTTCTCAGCCGTTCCGGGAATTCGCTCATGTCAGCACCTCCTCCCCAATGCGGTCATGATCTTCTTGTCCACCTCCGTCAGTGTAAAAAGCGCGTCTTTTAATTCGCACACAATTGGGGGAGGGCCAGGCACAATATCCTCTGGGAAGAACGTCTCCCGCACCCCGCCGCACTCCGCCACGATGTACCGCCCCTTCGGATGCACATACACCACCGTGCCCTTGCGTATAGGGAAACGCTTTTCATCGTTGGCACCGGAGCCGGGGTACTCGCCCGGCAGCGTCATAAACCGCGCCCGGATCTCATCACCCTTCTGCATCGCCGCCTCCGCCTACATAGAATACGTCTATCTCAAGTTCGTGCCCTCTATACCCCGGGCCGCCATCACCAGGGGGCCATGTCGGTATGCTGTATCTGTATCTTTCTCCGTCTGGCTTTGTGCCCTCAAGGATTACACCTGGTCCAAGTTCTTCAATAGATATATCAGCCATTGTCTTTAACTCCTCCTCCCGCCGCTTGCCACATGGGCGGCTTGTACGACGTGCCGCACTTGCTGCACGTTATCCAGCTCTCCACCGGCTTCTGCGCATCCGGGCAGCGCACCGGGCTTTGGCTCTTCGGTGTTCCGCACAGCGGGCAGCATACCTCATATCCCTCTGCGTATTTCAGCGTGATCTCAGCCATTGGCCGCACCCTCATTTCTCTCGCCGTAGGAGCAGAAGTCGTCATACCCGCTGGCAACCATCCGGCAAGCGTATGTTTTGAACTTCCTGCAGTCCTTGCAGCGCACCACCGGCACCGCATCCACCGTCGGCGCATTGTCTATGTCCTCTGCATCTACATAGTCAAAACACCGTTCATTCCCCCAATATTCTTGCCTCTCCAATTTGTCAGCGTCAATCAGTCGCATCGCTGTCACCTCCGTCCATCTTCGCGCCACAATTAGGGCAATAAGGAGTTAGGTCAAACCCCACTCTACGCCTGCACTTCGAGCACCTATATCCACTAATAGGGTCTATTTTATTCACACACACCCACACCCCATGCACCACCGGGGCAACATCAGCGGCGGGAATTGCGCTTACCCGTTTTGCTGCCTTTTCAAGCCGTTTTTTAATGCACTCACAGTCGGCGCTTCTGCTCATGGCCTCCAAAATGCCAACGGTGGCGTTTTTATCAATGTATTCGTCCATTGTCAGCCCTCCTATTCCATGCTTCTTTCGCTTTTTCAGGTAGATATGTAAGCCCAGATGTTGCGCAACACATATTGCATACCACGGTGTACGCCCAGCGCCTTCCTTCCGTATCTACGACAGCTTCAGGGTCTACGCTTATGGCTGCCAGCCCCCCGCAGAAAGGGCAATGTTTCAGGTCAAGCATCCTTCGTCGCCTCCAATGCTTTCTCCGCCTACTCGCGGGTGAGGCGGTATGTCAGTCGTTCCATCACTCTACCTCCTGCATCCAGAACTCGCGGCGGCAATCGGAGCACCCCTGGCGCAAACAATCGGCGGTAACCCGTATATCAGCAGAAATACGCTTAGGGCACAGGATCAAAAGCCCGGTGTTATCAATATCAGCCTGAGGATACTGCTCCAAAAACACGCTCTGCCGTGTCTTGCACGGGTGTGCAGCAGACCACTCCTCGACGACCCTCACAACTTCTCCCGCTGTTTCCTGCGATTGCTCCTCCACATTTACCGTGCAAAAGTCAGTCATAAATGCAGGACATTCCTCACAGCCAGAAAATTTGCCGCACATACGCAGATATTCCTTTACAAACTTCACAGCATCCATCACATTTCCCTCCATTTGCACCCATCACAGGCGCCCTCGTGTGCTTGTTTGTACTTCCCGCAGTATTGGCATAGCTCGTTTTTCATGGTGTGCAATTCTTCTTTAAGCCGCAAAACCTTGTCTGTTTTCGACACAGCCATGTCAAGCAATTCCTTGATGTCTCCTGGCGTCAGCCCCGTGTCCTCGTAGGCTGTGTCAGTCGTTCCATTGTTTTCCTCCTTCACCGCCACAGCCTTTGCCAGCTGTGCCATGCCCTGCTTCATGTCCTCTATCTGCTTATCCCGCCGTGCAATGGCGTCCTTCAGGCTGTCGTTGGCTTTCATCAGTGCCTCGATGTGCCGCTGCTGGTTCTCGATCAGGTCAGCGGCGGCAGGCATAATCCTCAGGCACTCTCCTGTATTCCTGAGCTCGCACGAATTGCAAGCCGTGTGGTTTGCACAGCACCGCAGCGCGGTCACGATTTCGTCTCTTGTCATGTCGTTCCTCCTTATCCCAGCTCGCACGTCATCATGCCACCTTCGCAAATGTCCACGATGTGTTCGCACAATTCTTTGGGGATAACAGAGCGTTCCATACTCCCCTTTAACCCCTGTGTCCCTGTCTTTGCCCCTCTCGGCGCAGCCACATGACACAGATCCCCGTTGTGACATGGCGGCTTAAACCCCGGATCTGGGTGATTTGTCCAGATGTCCGTCGGCTTCATTCGCGTATCTCCGTACTGGCAGTACGTGACCGTATACCGCGGCAAGCCCTGCATCCACGTCATCTTCCGCATGCCTCCCCTCGGGTTCTCGATAAACCAATACACGGGCGACAACGCCAAGATCAACCGAAGAACGTGCTGGTCTACCTTGTCGCAGAACTTCGCATAATCGCTTACAGGGTCAAGGTTCCCTGTTTCTTTGTTTTTGCGCCGGTGGTGGCTTATCGCCGCGATGGAAAACGTTGTGCAATCCGGACTGGCCCATATCACGTCCGGTCTTCCAAACTCCCGGATAATGTCAGCGGCTGTAACAGTCATAATATCTGCGTACAAGTCGATGTTTTCAAACCGCTTGTCCCATTCGATGGAAAACACTTCGTGCCCACGCGCTTCAAACGCTTTGCCAATACTCCGTGTCCCTGCAAATAACTCCAAAACTTTCATATCAATCTCCAAACACCACGCCGCACTCGTCCTTCAGCACGTCCTTGATGTGCTTCCGCTTGATGCGGCCTTCGTTTATCTCCTCCGCCAGTTTCTCCAGGCACTCGTACAGGTACGCGATGCTCTGCGTGTCCCGGCTGTCCGCTGTCTCCTCCTGTACGTGCCAGCCGCATTTGTCCATCAGCACCATTGCCACCATGTCCATGTTCTCCCGTGTGCCTTGCAGCTTGCCACGCATAAAGATGCGGTCGTCCCTGCTCAAATGCTGTTTACCCATTTGTCACCACATCCTTACCTGTGCCGTGTGGGCCGCAAATCGTTCCTCCTGCTTTTCGTAGTATTCCCGGTCAATCTCGCAGCCCACGAAGTCAAAGCCGAGGTTATACGCGGCAATACGGCTTGAGCCGCTGCCGAGGTGCGTGTCGAGGATTTTGTCCCCCCTCCTTGCGAAGCGCGTCAATATCCACTCGTACAGCTCCACGGGCTTTTGCGTGGGGTGAATTTTTCCTTTGTAGTTTCCATAAATTGGGACTTCCGCAACAAACGAAACCGTTGATAGATTATCCGATAGCGAAGCAATCTCGCACTGCGAATACCTATCTGCACCACGAACCCCTTTATCCCATGATATGAACCCCTTGAACGGACGTCCGAAATTATTTGCCCCGAAAATAATTTGAGAATTGCTACACCTTTCCAATTCCGCAAAATACCCGTCTGTTGGAACCCCTGCAAGAAACAATCCTTTGCAACTCATGCTGTCCCGCATCCATTTTGTCGGGGCTTTGTTTTCGTCCCTGTATGGTGGGTCTACGATGGCAAGGTCAAACGCCTTATCCGGCAGCGTCCGCATATACTCCATGCAATCTACGTTCAATGCGATTTGTTGTTTCACGCTTCACACCTCCCGGATAGCAAACCCGTACCTACTGCGGAACAGCTTTGCTTTCATGGCATACTCGCGGGTACGCATCCCCTTCACGTCCTCCACCACCGGAAGCCAGTACCGCTGGCCGTAGCTGTCAGGAGCCGTTCTGCGCTCGTACACGAAGTCCGCGATGTAGTCGATACTTTTCACACGTTCGCCCTCAAACGTCGTGTACGCCTCTTGCAAGCAGTACCGCACCTGCAATTTCAGCCCCCGTATCTCACCGCCCTTTTGCAGCAGCATCAGCGCGTCGTAGCGCTCCGCCTCCTTCTTGCTGTCGAAGGTCAGCTTCCCGCGCTTCGTCTTCTGCGCCTTGTACTTCCCCGGTTTCCGCATCTTCTCCATGACCTGCTTCTGCGCCGCAGGACTAAGCCGCGCCAGGTCGTTACTTTTCAAGCCCATTCTCCAGTCCTCTTTTCTCCAGTCCTCGTTTGTTCATCGTGTACTGCACCTCATGGACGATACGGTTTTCTCCGCACCGTTCGCACGTGCCGCCCAGCGTCCGCCGCCACATGGGGGAGAAGATGTACTCGTCCTCCATGTCCCGGATGCACTGGCCGCACAACTTCGCCGTGGCGATCTTCCAGATGCCGTTATCCATGCAGCACCGCCTTTGCCTCATCCCACGTTATGCCGTGTTCTCGTGCGTACCGTGAGATACGTCCCAGCCCGCCGTGGTCAGCGTTGATATACCGCCGCATCCACGCCGCTTCCTTCTCGCTGCCACAGCTCACATTACCGGGCAGCACCTTTGCGCTTGCAAGCTCCGTGACGCGCTGTTTCACCTGCCCCACCACCGGGGGGAACCCTTTGCTGTCGGACGCGATAAACGCCTTTACAGCCGCCGCCACGGCGTTGTAGCTGTCCTCGGAAAACATATCCGTCCACAGTGCTACAACTCCCTCGGCGTCCCTGCGCGTCATGTCCTTGTAGAAGTTTGGGTACGTGGCTTTCAGCACCGCCATGATCTTCAACGTTTCGTCCCTTGTCATAGCCCATCCTCCAGCATCTTCAGGAACACGTTGCCGCTGCCCTTTTCCTGCGGGCGGCGCTCGTCTTTCCACCTGGTCTCCCAGCTCCGCACGGCGGCTTTCCAGTCCTTCATGTGGTTTTTCCCCACCATCCAACCCTTTTGCTCGTAAAAGGCTACAAAGCGCTCTGCGTTGACGTGATACCCCTGCGCCTGCACATAGGCGGACACATCATCAGCGGATGGCGGTGTGAAGCGCGCCGCGCGTGTATCACTCACACCGTTAGGTGGGAGTGATATATCTTTGGTTTTGTCTTTGGTTTTGGTTTTGTCTTTGGTTTGGTACGTTTCGTATACGGTCGTATTCGTTCGTATACCATCGTATACGGTCGTACCCTCCTGCCGTGCATATCGTTTCTCTATGTTGCGCTGGTTCTTTGCGCATCGCTCGTCATACGCTGCTTTCGCCCTGTTTATATCGTCCGCAATGAAATCAAATGCGATCGACTCCCGTCCCGTAAGTTCCTCCGTCTCTCCGGTCTCGCCATATTCCAGCAAAGCCCGTACAAGCCGACCTACCTCTTGATCTGAAAGTTTCTCTAATTTCTTGCGATAACTGTAATAAAAGGGAATGTACTCAAGAGCCACTATGCGCCACCTCTCAATCCTTCGGGTATGCGCCAATAATGTACATAATCCGCTCTGGATCAAAGCCGTAATTTACTGTGTAAGTCTTGCCTTTCTCCACAAGTTCAGCGGGTATCTCCAAGTGATACCCCCATAACACGTCGCAGTCTTCGCGCTTCTCGCCAAACTGTATAGCGCACGCAGCGTAATGCGCGTCAAGAGCACGCCTATATTTGTCTATGACTGCCAGCCGTTCCCGCTGCCGCTGTACCACGTTCTGCAAATGCGTGTTCTGCCGCCGCAGCGCCTTGATCTCTTCCTGCATCTTGCCCATTCACGTCACCCCCCTTAGAAAGGCAAATCTGACATGTCGTCCTCGTCCATCTCCACGAACTTGCTCTGGCCGTCCGTCCGGGGCGGCATACCGTGCCCGTCCTCGTTCTTGCCGCAGAAGTGGACACGATCGACTGTCATCTCCGTCACACTGCGCCGGTTGCCGTCCCTGTCGTCGTATTCGCGGGTAGACAGTCTGCCCTCTACCGCCAGTTCCTTGCCCTTGCGGAAGTATTTGCAGATCATCTCTGCCGTGCCCTTCCACGCCACGCAGTTCAGAAACAGCTTTGTCTCCCGGTCTTTCACCGTCTCGCTCCACGCCATGCGGAAGCTGCACACCGCCGTACCGTTCTGGGTTCTCCGCATCTCAGGGTCTGCGCAGAGCCTCCCCTGCAAAATCGTTCTGTTGACCATATCAAATCTCCTTACAAATATGATTTTCCAAATTCTCGCCGGAAGTCCTCTTCCGTCCAGCCCTGCTCCTGCATGGCCTTGAGCTGGCCGTACCGCCGCAGCCTGCGCATTTGTTCGCCGCTGCGGTGTACGGCTGTCTTTCCGTTCCTGTGGCACCTGTTGCCGCACAGGTACACCACCAGACCGTATTTCTCGCTCTTCTTGCGGTTCGCGCCGCCCAGCAGATGATGTTTCTCTAACGGATCGCCGGGGTCATTCCTGCCGCACAAAAAGCATCTCTTACTCTCCATGCGCTTCCTCCGTCCCGTCCCACTCGTATTCCGGGCAGCTGTGAATGGCGTAGCTGTGCATGATGCCCGCCTTGCGGCCTCCTTTTTTCTTCACCGTAGGCGTAGCATCCCATCCGGGCACCGGCTCCGGGGCCTTCCTCGACCAGCTACAGTCGCCGTAGCACTTCTTGCACGTCCAGCAGGGCTGTATGTGCAGCTTGTTCATTTCGCCGCACCCCACTCTCTGTCCAGCTGGTTGTCCAGCAACCGTATTTGCAGTTTCATGGAGTTGATGGCCTCCATAGCGGACTTGTATACCACCTCTGCACAGTCTCTCTCAAACCGAAGCGCGGCGATCTCCGCCTTGCCCTTGCAGATGTCAGAAATGATCGTCACCGGCACGCCGTTGTCGCGTTCTGTAAGTATCTGTTTGGCCAGAGCTACCCGGTACGCCTTTTCGGCCTCCGCATATTTCTGCCCACGCCGTTTCAGCTCCGTAATGGCCACGTCCAACATCCGGCTCTTGTCTCGGATGTCATTTACCAGGTCACTCATGCTTCTTCTCCGCTGCGTTGGCCGCCTTCATGCAGCCCCAGCACAGCCGCTTTCCGTATCTGTCCAGCGCTCTGTCGGAGATGTCATCCGGGGAATACCTAATGCCCTGGCACGTCACGCTCTTAATGGGCATACCGCAGCTCTCGCAGATGACAGTGCCTTTAGGGTATGTTACAGGTGCAGGCTTGTCGTACTTGCTCCTGTCCGCCTCCCAGTACACGTCCGCGCCAAAGCCCAGCGCCTTACAGGCCACGGAGATAGCATCCGTTAGTGCCATCTTGAAGCACTCGTCAGAGGTATAAGGGCCGTTCTTTTCCTTCGCCACAAACGCGCTGCCGCCTGTGCCGGGAATAGCCTCCGACCATGCGCCGTCTACCTTCACAAACAGGTCAATGTCCAGAAACGCGGCCACTTCACCGTTTGCGCCCTGTTCCAGCCGCTTGTCTGTGATGACGTACTTCCAGCCAATGCCGCAGGGGCCGAACTGCTCCGTCAGGGTCTTCAGCCGCCACATGGGGTTGATGTCCGTCTTGCCCTTTAACCGGCCAGCGCCGATCTGCCTTTTGGCACTGTCCGGCACGCTTCGTACCGCGTTATAGATAGCCAGGTTCTCCATCACTTCACCCCCATGTTCATCCGCTCGGCGATCTCCGCACCGTCCACCGCAACACCGGCTTTCAACAGCGGTGCAATGTCGCTCTTGGCCACCGTGGGCGCGGCATACGTCACCTTGCCGTCATAGCCGTTGTCCATGCACCACCGCACCAGCTCCTCCATGTTGGTGATCTCAACCGCCGTGCTCTTGCGGTAGGTAACGGAACACTTTGCCGTCTGGAAGGGGTGCCCGTCCAATGCCCGGTCAACGTAGCCCCGCAGCCGGTCACGCTTGCGCTCCATCGTGCGGCGGCGCTCCGCCAGCTCCTTTTCCTCGTCCCGGATGGCCTTTGCCTCCGCGTCCAGGCTCTTGGACCAGCACACCATGTTCTCGATCTTGTGCTCCCTGTCCATCTGCAACTGCTCGAAAGCATCGTAGTCCAGCAGCTCCCCGGTCTCCGGGTCGATCAGCGCCTCCAGCGCCTGGTCAATGTGGTATAAACTCAAGCTCATTTCTTTTCCTCCCATGCGTCCACCGTTCGGATGCACACATCGCACCCAACGGTCTCGCCGTAAATATTCTTGTACAGGGTATCTGTTTCCTCGCCGCACACCGGGCATCGCGGCGCCTTGTAGGGCTTCGGTTCCACCCGCGGCTCCTTGTAGTCAAACACGCTCATACCGGCCTCCCCGCCGATTTCAGCACTTCCCGCATAGGCTTCCGCGCCTTGAGGATGGACATAGCCCGCGCCGTCTCCCGCCTGTATTGCCGCCACAGGTCGCTCAACTCGTCGCTCTGGTAATATCCGTCCCCGTCGTTGCAGATCATCACTCCCTGCGTCTTTGCCTCGGCCACGGCCTTTCGCATCTTCCGGTCGGTGGTGTGCAGCGCCGCCGCCAGGTCTTCCCGGCTGATGGCATTCCTGCGCCCCTTTGGGATCAGACAGGCGATCCGCTCCGTCTCCGCCGTCCGCATGGGCAATTCCGCTTTCTCTTCCTCGCCGAACAGATACGCCCTGCTGGCCCGCAGCGCCGCCTCCAGCGCTGTCATGACCTCCTCCGTGGGCAGGCACACGCCGTTTTCAAACCGGCTCACCATGCTCACGTCCATCCGTGGGTCTGCCAGCTTCAGAATGCCGCTGACCGCCTCCTGCGTCAGCCCCAGTTCTAGCCGCCTCTCCTTCAATCGGTTCATTTCTGTACCTCCACCCATTGGCCGTTCTTAACGGTGTACCACACGCCGGGTTTCAGCGTTTCACCATCCACGATGCCAGAAAGGATGGCGGCGATCTCTCCATTATCCCTACGCTCTACGCAGACAATAGCGTTGCCGATATCGCCCATAACGCGGCCAAAAAAGCCGGTTGTCATAGCCACACAGTATTTGCCGGTGGCGGATGCTGCGCCACTCCAGCCGGTGGCGGATGCTGCGCCCCTCTCGCCGGTGGCGGATGCTGCGCCACTATCGCCGGTGGCGGATGCTGCGCCACTCCAGCCGGTGGCGGATGCTGCGCCACTACAGCCGGTGGCGGATGCTGCGCCCCTCTCGCCGGTGGCATATGCTGCGCCCCTCTCGCCGGTGGCGGATGCTGCGCCCCTCTCGCCGGTGGCGG